GGAGTTACGGGAGCCAGAGCTTCTTCGGGAGGAATCTCCTGGAAGTCAGTATCCAGGGGTTCCATCGGAAGCTCTTCTTCGAGAACTGGAACTTCGCCCATTTACTTGATAACCTGTGAGAGCAACTGAGCAAGTGCCCACGCTGCGAGACCCGCCGCAACGAGACGATGCCAGTGAGGTTGAGTAGCGGGCGTCCACGTGCTGATAGCGAAGCACACGACAGCTAACATCAATAACAGCATCGAGATCATTTATCCTCCGTTACCGGACTCGTCTCACTGGTCACAGCGTCAGCAGCCTTAGCTGCGCGCGCCTCCCAGTATTTCTTCGTTCTCTCAGTCTCGATTCTCTGTGCTGCGGCATGAAATGGTTCCCTCTTTCGAGCGATGGGTTCCATCACTTTCTCAGCACCCTCTACCCGCTCAGGTATCACAATACCAAGCCGCTTTTGGTAAAGCTCGATCTGACCTCTGAGATACTTGATTTGCTCCAAGCTATCGATGAGACGCGCGATAGCTGAAGTCTTACGTTCAATCTCCTCGCCTAGCTCTTTCCGAAGTTCTTCGTTCTGACTCTGGAGAGCCTTAACAAACGACTCAACGGTTATGGGTCGCGACGTAAGACCTTCCAGCCACGAAATGACGCCCACGCTTCCTTCCTCTCCAGATGCCAGGGTTCGTATTTTGGTTCCCTTCGTAGCGAGCCATCTGTCGATAGAAGGTATTCTGGTCGCCGGTCTGTGCTAGCTTCTCATGTATCTGAGCTAGCTCGGTACGCTTCGCAAACTCTTTCTTGACGCCTCTCGTAAACCTGTCAACTGCCTTCAGCAAGTATCGGAGACCATCATACGGGTCATCGCCAGGATGTTCTTCGGTGCCATTCCACTCGGCGACGTCCTCCGTCTGATGTCCGTCACGCTCCTTGTATACGCACAGTGGAATTGTGCGCCTGAGTTCCTGACAACTCCGAGTAATCTGAAGCCTCGGAATAGTTTTCGTTTCCGGGGGCTCAGGCTGAAACAAATCGTAGTATTCTTGAGCAGCAGCCGACCCGCGATTCCGAAGCACCCATTGGAAAGTCTCGTGAGAGAAGCCGTCCTTCGGGACATACATCGGAGGCCGTGGCTTCCACCTCAGGAACTCATGAACCAGAATCTTCCCACCGATGCGGTCGTTGTCCGCGAGTTCCCAATCCGACCATCCCGTCGCTTCTATCAGCTGTTCATATACCGATTTAACCCCGCGTTTCTGATTAGCTGACGGGTCAACAACCTTTGCCGCTATCGAAGTCAGCTCATACTGAGAAGCACGCCGTATGTTGGCTCCCCAGACAGATACGTCCTCTCGATTACGGCAGTATTCGCGATAAATAAAACAGCGTGAGTCCGGACTGATTGCGGCCCATCCGACCCATGTGTGAGCAGCATATCCCCAGTCAGCTGCGATAATACGTGGCCACCAGGCAGGCGGCTCGAAGTCCTCGACAACGTGAGACGCGGTCGCTGGCTCGTCTGGGTATGGCTGCTCTCGATACTGGTCAAATACCTGCCCTGAAAATGTCCACCAATCTCCTTCGATCTTAGCCTTCTGCTCTGCGATTGGCAGTAGACGTAGACGGTAGATATAGGTGGGGTCCTTCTCCATCAGCTGCGGGTTATCCGTCAGCTTGGCTGGAATGAAGATCCTTTTACTTCTTGCTATGCTGTCATAAAGAATCACGTTCCCATCACGGGCCGGTGCTACGAACCTGTCACGCACCCAAACATGTCCGATGTTACCTGGGTTCGTTGCGCCTCGGATAATTGCTGGCACCCCTGTTAATGTTGACCTGACACGCGAAGTCAGGTATGTATACATGAACGAGGTGAATGCCGTTAGTTCGTCGAATCCGCAGTAATGATACTCAGCCGTGTCGTGGTCGCGCGCATCCTGGTCTTTGTCGAGATATGAGAAGTTTATGACTGCCCCCGATGGAAACGTCCAGAGATGCTTCGTGTCGTTGTATGTTGCGCCGAGATGTTTGTAGAACTCCCTGCTTCGTGGTATCAGAGACTCCTCAAGTTGAGGGAACGTCCTCCTAAACAGTATGCCTCTGAAGCCAGATATCTCATGAAACCCGTAAATGATGGGAAGCATGAGCAAGAGCTCAGACTTCCCACCTCCAGCCGCCCCTCCGTAAAGTGCCTCGAAAACACTGAAAGGAATCTGAATGAAGTCAACCTGACGAGGGTTGGGCTTCCAGATTTTCAGTGCTCTCGAGACTACTTCTAGAGCCATCTACTTCCTGACTGGCTTCGGACGCTCTGGGCTATTGTCACCGTAGCCCTTGTCATCCTGTCGTTCCACTTCGACAGCCACCCAGACGCCGGGCGCGTAAGCGACGACGATTCCACTCTCGCTCTCGGTGCCTTCGAGACTCGCTTCACTCCAGAATGTGAGCGCGCCCGATTCCTCGACAGCGATGGACTTCGCCTTGATGTTTCGTTCCGCTCCGCTCGCTAACACTACGTGATAGTTTCGCATCCCTGCTCCTTGTTCAGACTTTGTTCAGTCCTTCGACGCCCCTCGCCTCTCGGTCCAGCTTCCTCTTGAGAAGCCACAGGAGAGCCTCATCAAGTTTCGTGATGCACATCGAGTTCTCACGACATGGGAAGTTGGCGTTGAAGCCCTCGATCTTCACCTTGGCCCATCGAATGACTTCGTCAATCTGCACCCCATTGACGCCGACTTCCTTTATGGGACCATCCTGGATGGTGAAGCTGACCGTCGTGTCCTTCTCGACGATGTATTCCGTATCTGTCATGTGTCCTCTCAGGGAACGTGGAGACGGAACCTTCGCACCGTCTCCACCGTCAGTTCGTTAGTTCGTCACTTCGTCTGGAGAATCTTCGACTTGCCCGACTCGTAGACCTTCTCCTTCGCAGACTGGGCACCGAGTGTCCCGACGGCGACACCATCACCAGCCACCCATGCGGTCCCGTTCCACGATGCGTGACTCGCATCCCCGAGGATGACGTGCTGTCCGGTTGTCCACGGAGTGGGAGGGGTCGCGACAACGCTCGCCAGACCTGCGAGGTCTGCTGGTGCAGTTGCTCCCGATGGAGTGAATGTTCCGGGGGAACCCGCCGTCGCTCCGGTTGCCACGACTGGTGCTTCTCCTGGAGCAACGCCAGCCACCCATGCGGTTCCATCCCAGTATGCGGATGAACCGTCACCGAGGACGACGTGCTGACCGTCGACCCATGCAGTGGTTGGTGATGCGACGACGCCGGTCATGTCAGCGAGAGTCAGCGGAGCTTCGGAGCCTTCAGGAGTCCAGACTCCAGCAGAATCGACGCCCGTCGCAGTTTCGAGGGTGACTCCGAGGGATTCCGCCGCATCGGGAGTGAGAACGAAGCGACAGATACGAGTGACTTCGACCTGTTCTCCCGGAGGGTCCAACTCTGCCTTCAGGATGTCGAACTCCTTGTCACCATACTTCGCCGGTCGCTTGGTGGTGACTTCGCATACGTGGTCTCCTGCAAACGCCTTGCATTCTCCACGCTTCCCGTCCTCGTCGTCGAGCTTGATGATGGCGAAGCCGATGCCGACAAGCTTCCTGACCAGCCCTTCTCCTGTGATGGTTCTTGGTGTTCCTGGCATGCTATCTCCTTTAACTGTTCACGCTCTGAAATGTTTTGAGCCCCCCGAATGTCCCATCAGATAGTTAGCTCGGGGCAAGCCTTCCATCCTTTTCATCCGAGGGACTCAAATCATTGGTCGTGCGCGTCTAACTGATGCTGTGAAGCCAACTTCGTCGGCACCAAGTCGATGACTTCGTATGATTGCTCCGGCCTGGCTTCTGGCCGAAAGACGTGGAAGTGGACCGACTGAGTATTGTTCTCAGCTTTAGGCGTCACCTTATCTACGATAGATGAGAGGTCCCGACCAACTCTAGCGAGCTTCGTAACGTCAGTTACCGCCTCAAGTTTCTCATCGTCCATCAAACCTAGCGTTTTGACGAGACGATTGAAAGCGAGATTGCGGATGGCATCCTGTTGGTCCTTAACTTCCAGGACCAAATCCTCTTTTACCTCTCCACCCACGCTGACTTTCCCCTGAGCGTAGGCGTAGGGCATTTGCGCGCCAGCATCAAAGAGCTGGTCTGTGGCGCGGCCACCGAGAACTTTTGAAGCCACTCCTATTGTGGCTCGTAGATTGTCGGACCTGTTATGCTGACCCTTCGGTCGTCCGCGGGGAGATGGTGGGATGAGGATATCGTCCAGGGCTTTGAGCGCGTCGGCGTCCAGCTTTGGTGAGGCTTCGACAGTTTCCTCTTCTTTTTCGACAGGTTGCGTGGGTGCCTCTGAAATAGGGGACCCGTTTCCATCTGAAGGAATCGGCGAAGCCGGTTTCGATGGCGCAGAGCGCCGATCTCTGATAGACCACAAGTCTTTCGACTTATCGAGGCGAGATGTGCTCTCAGTTTCTGAGATAAACATAACGGGTTCGTTTATAAAAAAGTTCGGCGAAAGCCTTTAAAGCGTAATCGATCGAACACTTAATGTCAAGAACTATTTTCATCGTTTTTCCTAATGATTTTAAGTGTTCACGCTGGATGGAAGCGTTCACGGCACCCCCCGATTTTTCACTTATACGGAGCTTTACGTTTTTCAAATGTTGACAGGCGCAGGCTTTATAAGTGCTTCGCCCTCCCCGGGTTACCGCATGGGACCCGTAAATATACTGGTGGGGGGTATGCGGTCTGGTTGTATTGATGTCAATACATGTATGGAGTTGTATGGTTGTCAATACAAGTTAGGATGTCTACTTGTATTGATGTCAATACATGCTGGCGCATGCGTAAAAAAGCCCGGCATACGGGCCGGGCTTAGTCCAGGTCGATTAGTGGCAGGTCAGCCGCGCACGACGCGCCGCATGCTTAGTGCCATGCGTTCGAGTGCCAGCATGCGATCCTCGAACAGTTGACGGCACACCATACGCTCAGCCACTTCATACGGAATGTCAGCCGCGCAGAGTGTCACGATAGCCTTGAGTGCTGCATGCTTCTCGGCTTGTGGCAGGTCCGCCAGAAACGGACTCACTTGCTCACCTGCCGCATGCGCTGAATGACAATCTGCCGAGTCTCAGTGATAACGGCAGTCTCAATAACGGCCGCCGACATGAGGGAACCGGACGCGATATCCCGCGCTACCGTATGGATATCGCCCGCGTATCCGGCAGGAAAAGAGTAGGACGCGCGAACGCGCATACCGCGCGACTCGGCAGGGGAAATGGTGACTTGCTCTGAGGGACCGTCAACTAACTCGTATGCTTTCATGCTCGTAACTCCTATCAGGGGTTTGAAGTGGGCCGGTCCCATCATAGGACCGGCCCCGTATGCGCCTACTTGCTGTAGACGTAATCCGCCGGAAGCTCTCCCTCTTCGATGAGTCCCGCGAGAACCGTCTTGATGGCTTTGGCTTCCGAGAAGCCAGCCGCCATAAGACCCTTGATCCCACGTTCGATCGCTTTCTCTGGACCCTCCGCCTTTTTCAGCAGGGCCGTGCGGACCAGACCACGACGGTAGAGATCCTCCGCATAGTTGAACCGTCCCATGCACGACGGCTTGGTTTCGTGCAACTCGTATACGCCATCCATGAGCGCAAGCTGACCGGCCGTTGTGAGTGCCTCGTATCGGACGTATTCGCCTGATACGGTTTTCTTCGTGTCGCCGGTTCCCGATACCTTGACGTCTACCGTATCGATAGACGCCCGGATATCGCCGGACTCCACGGAGGCGCGCAACTTCTCTTCGATGCGCTCATCGGTCGCCGCCAGATAGACCACGGCTTTCGGGTCCACGGCAGTCTTTTCGACCTGCTCCACGTTCTGTTCCACTGTCTGTTCACTCATATAAGTGTCTCTCTCCACTGTCGGTTTCCGCATGCGCCGAAGAGGATTCCCCGGCGACACAAGAATTGTCTCATAGCGCGGCCCGTCTGTCAACTGGGAAACGGTGCAAAAACAGGCGCAAAAACGCTAATGTTCTCGTTCCAGGCACTCCCACGGGCCGCGCCCCAAAAACCACGTATAAATAGGCCTATTTCTGAGGGTCGCCGCGCATGCGAAGCCTAATATAAGCGGGGGACATGAGCGGGAGACGCCGTATATTTAACCCCTACGTATAAGGGTTTTGCCGTATATGTCCCTAGGTATTCGCCTAGAAAACTGTTCGAGGCACCTTAAAACCGTTCATTCGCGTTTTGCTACCTGGTCCCGCACTTCTGGCCGTTCCAGCCCACGCGCGCAATGAACGCTTTTAAAACTGTTCACGCTTCCGTATACGAAAACCCAACTTATGTGCTTTTTACGATATGGGATGTGAAATCGATGTCTCCTGTATGTGCTTTTTACTATAAGGGAAACCTGTAAGCCTTTTGTTTATAACAACTTAAAAGTGTTCACGCCTGTATGGGGTATCCCTCTCCCTATCCGGTCCCCCTATGCCAGACCCCAAGTGTCTCCTTTTTAGGACAATTTCTTCCGTATGTTTTGTTTTTTTATAATTTTTTTTATTTTTTACAAACAAGAACTATACGGAAATGTATATACAAATGTATAACATGCGGAAACAGCCCTACCCATATAGGGAGAGAGACTCCCCGGCTTCGCCGTGAACACTTTTTTCACCCTATAAACATTGGCGTGAACACTTTCCAGGCACCATAAAAAGCACATGCTTTTCACATGCGTATAAGTTAAATACCACATACTTTCGACATGCTTTATTTTGCAGCCCCCCACAAAAACCGTCTACTTTCAATACACCTAACTGTTCACTGTCCATTCTCGAAGTGTTCACGGATGTATAATGTAGTAAAACCCAACATATTTTATGCAATAACCTGGCATGAAACCGCAGAAACATGAATACTATTCACGACGGTGCATACATATTCACATATATTTGCTCATTTATACGGAAATCTCGAGCGTATACGGTGAGCTACGTATGCGAAGCCTGAGACTAGGGGAAGTGTCCCATTTTGAGACACGGTGCCGCAAGTCCTTTGTTTGCAGTAGTTTAGCAGGGCTTGACCTGGTGAACGGTTTCGTGGTAAGCTGAGTGCTGGCGCAAGCCATACGCCCACGTATACGAAGTTACCGCATACGAGGCGTCCACAGTAGCCTGATAGCTATACGGAGAGTGTAAATGCCAATTGAGAATCGTGACGACCAGGAAATCTCGCTGAACATCAGCATACGAGCAGGCGTTGTGCGCGAAACCATCGAGCGCGCCGACAGTTTCGGAGATTCATTCAGCGCATACGTCGAAATGGCGCTGAACCACTTCAATCAGGGCGCTATCACGATCGAACGCGCCAACTCTCAGATTGAAGCCGCGCATGAGGCGGGCCGCAAGCTGGGAAGCATCGAGCGCATCATCAAGGTCGCGCAGGACGAAATCAACGCTCGGTAGTTTATACGCCCGGCATCTGAACGGTGCCGGGCAACTTTAGAGGTGATTCTCATGAGATTTGTCGATAGTGTGCTAGAGGAACTGGAGAAGCTCGAATATCCTGAGCTAGTCCTGGAATACGAGCCAACTGATGTTGCGCGCTCCACCGCTCGAACCATCGAGATGTGCTACAAGCTCCACATCAGCCCGCGTATGACGGCCATCATCATCTGGTCGCTCACGATGGAGATGCAGATTATTGCCTCATCTCGCGATATGGTGAAGCACTAATGGACATCTTCAAGGATCTCGTAAGCCCAATCGCGAGGGAAGAAATAGGCGACTGTCTCGTGATTTGGCGCGGTCAGTATGTGCATGGCACTCGTGGGCCGGGTGCGCGTGGGCACAATTTCAAGGGAAGCCTCGAAGCCTGTATCGCGTATATCAACGCTCAGCCTGAAGATGACCATCGGCATACGAGGAAGAATCTCGTAATCGTCGATATGCGTGGTCGCCTCGTTCCGTTCGTCCGATAACCATTCCCTGATAGGAACTGATTTATGAGCAAAGAAAAAGATTTCACTCTCGATGAGATGCTAGGCTTCGTGCGCGACGCCTCGATCCCCAATCCCGCCAACATCCCCGGCTTGGATATGGTGCCTGCTTCACAACTGAACAGCATCGGCCAGCCTCTCACTGATGAGGAGCGGGCTGAATACGAAGCTCTGAAGGCCGCCAAACTTCAGCAGCGTATCGCCGATATGGAAGCAGCGAATGCTCGTGCGCGCGTGGCGATCAGCGGCCCGAACTATATGAAGCCGGTCAACGAGCGCCTGACGCTCCCCATCCCCGAGCCTCTCGCTCACGTGGTCAACCCCGAAGAACCCAGCTCCATCATCGCTCCGAAGCTCAACGATTTCAACTCGGGCCTCGATGTGAAAGAGCTTCTCGAATGGGCGTCCAAAGCTGAGACGCTCCCCGATGCTGGCTCCTACACTGAGGAGCCTGATGATGAATACGCGCAGGTGTTCAACGCATCTGTGGAAGCTGGCGCGCCCATGAGCCTCGAAAAGATCATGGCTCGT